TACAACTAATGGTAGAATATATATCATCTATCAATGTATTTAGTTTAGTCAAGATATTTTATCGCCCTTTTTAAGTATTCTTTGTTATCATTAAATGCCCCTAAAGCTCTGTTACACTTATGGCACAGCCATCCACGAAAAGATTTTGTTTCGTGACAGTGATCTAAGACCCAAGGTCCTGCATTTCCTCCTAGCCCATCAACTTCTTTTTCATTATTCAAACAGATGGGACATGAGTAATTTAATCCTGGCATACCGTGTTGCTTTCTAAGTCTATCTCTTACTTTTTGTAATTCTCTATTGCAGGAATTACATTCACGCCTTAAATATTTAGCTCCACTACTAGTAGAAAACTTTTCTTTAGATAGCCACTTGTTGCACTTGTTACATAATCTTGTATTTTCTGTTCTTGTATATTCAGGTTCCTCGAAAAAAGCTAATTGTTCAGGTTGCTCAGTGTGTTTCTGACCAGTTTTTTCCGACATTAAAATCTCCATCTAGGGGGCATTTTAAATTTAGTATCTTACCCGCCTCAATTATAGACAGAACACCTAGGTTGCCTACCGTAATTGCATCTGTCTCGGCTACTTCTAGTTGCCACTCGTCATGTACATTGCAAACAAAAGCTGCATTAAGTTTCATTTCTTTTATATGCTTATCAAATATAATTAATCCTTGCTTCATAACAATAGATCCTGCTCCTTGTAGAAGACTATTTAATGCTGCATGTTTTGTTCTTACAGTTATTTTTCTTCCATCTAACCCTTTAAGAAATCCCTTTCCTGACGCTCTTTCAACTCTGTCTGTAAGAGTTTTATATGATGGCAGATTATCAATAAATTGTTTTCTAAGTCTAGTTCCAATCTGTTTATTTCCTCCAGCCACTGCTCCAAGTTTTTCATTTCCTGCTCCGTATATGAGGGCATAAATGAAAGTTTTTGCCTGACTTCTAGATTTAAGTCCTGCAAGTTTTTGATTAGTGGTGTGAATATCTCCGTTGATGATTTCATTTGTATATTCCTGATCATTCATGTAGTGAGCTAACATTCTAAGTTCGAGCTGTGCTGCATCTATTCCTACTAAAGTATAACCTTTAGGGACTGTCCAACAACTTCTGCATTCTTTTCCGTAAGGAGCATTAGAACTAGGCACTTGAGCTAAATTAGGATAGCTATGGGTCATGCGTCCTGTAATTGCCCCGTTAGAATTTACAAAAGCTCTCACCCGATTATCCTTATCGCACTTCTCTATCCAGGATATAACTTGCGCTACTCTCTTTTGATACATTAAATAGTCACAGATTAAAGATGCTTCTGGAATATCTTTTACCTTTGATAATATCTTTTCATCTACCTGCGGTTGTCCAGTAGGTGTGAATACTTTAGGCTCCCATCCGAACTCAATAAGATATTCTCCTATTTGTTTCCTAGATCCTAGATTAAATTCTGTCACCTCCACCCTAGGTATTTTTATTTTCTTCCCATCTTGATTAAACAATTCTTGCATTTGTTTAAACTCTTCAGGAACTAATCTCGTGTTCTTTCCAAAATTATCTGTAGCAGTCTTTAATAGATTTCCAGCCTTGCCTAGATTAGGATAAAGATATCTAGTTTCTTTTCTAGGTAAGAATGTTTCATGTACCTGAGTAACTAAGTTATCCATCTTACCTTGGAGATTCCCAAGTAACTTAGTGGCGTATGGAAGATCTAGTAAAAATCCTTTACGTCTTTGAGCAGAAATTATTTTATAGGTTTCCATTTCAATGTTAACACTCTCTGGAGAAAACCCCTTGCTCTCATGTTTTAACGCTTCAAACACTTTAGCATTAAGTCTTACATCCTGCATACAATATTTAAGCATGTCTTCAGAATAATTTCCGTAATCTTCAAACTCTATCTTAGGTGAGCCTAGGTCATATCCCCATTTTTCTAATCCATGATTGCCTTCCCTGACAGGATTAAATAACCTGGAAAGAACTAAAGTATCTACTAGAATCTTATCCCATAAAGATACCCCTGTTAGTTGTTCTATAACAGGAACATCAAACCCTATAATATTATGACCTATTAGTTTATCAGCAGACTGTAGTAATTTATATCCCTCATTAAGCATGTCTGGAGTAAACTTATATTCTTGTTTAGTTTCTATATCAATACAACATATACACCATATCTTAGTGGCTTGAACATCGTCAGTTTCAATATCAAAAACTAATTGTTTCAAAGTTCTACCTCCTCACCGTCTTCAAAATCAAAAACTTCTTTAAGTCTACCTGTTTGTTTGTCGTAATGTAAGGCTCCAGCAAGGCCGACATCTCCAGTGTATCTAGATTTAAGTATTCTTAATCTAGTTGTAGATGCTTCAATAACATCGTCAGACTGCTGGTTACGCTCTAAAGCTATTACACAATCACTTATCTGACTAATACCATTGGAACCTCTAAGGTGTGCTAGTGAAACTTCAGCACCTTGTTCATGCCCTCTGTTGCCATCTATTCTACGGAGATGTGAAACTAATACAAGCCCCGCACCAGTTTCTTCTACTAAAGATCTAAGCCTAGTCATAATATTATCAATAGCCCTACGCTCATCTCCCTCAGATAAAGCCGAAGTCATCATTCCTAAGTGGTCAACAATTATCCATTTACAATCTAATCCCTGCACCATATATCTTATTTTTGAAAATAACTCATCGACATTATGCTCACCTAAATGTGAATGCACCCATAATCTATTATCATCTTCCTTCCCATAGAGAGTTTCATAATGCATGTTAAGTTTTTCTGTAGGATAATCTTCTCTGATTTGTTTTATATATAATCTAGTATTAGCTTCGATTGATAGGAGTCCATCAACTGTCCTTTGCCAGTTTTCTTCTAGAGCCAAGATACCTAAATTATCATTAGTATTTTTTAGAATCCAATGCTCAAGCTCTCTAGTAACAGATGACTTACCTAGCCCTGTACCTCCAGTTAAAGTAACTAGCTCCCCTTGTCTCAGTCCGTATAATTTATCGTTAAGTCCTTGCCACGGATAAGGTATTGATTCCATTTCTTTTCGAGTGAAGTATTCTTTTTTCATCTCAGAAATATTAAGGACTCCTGCTGGGGTATAGGCTTTAGCATTCCACCAAGAAGATTTATAAGCATCCCTACGATTGTTACGCAGCATATCATTAGCGTCTTTAAACTCGTCTGGAAGAGTTAGAATTTTAGCCTTGCCAGGACTAAGTAAATCTGCTACTTCAATAGATTTTTTCTTCCCTAGGTTATCGTTATCAAAGTTAATTACTACGAAGTCAAAGGACTCTACAAATTCTAAGTTTTCTTTTATATCTTTTAAGGCTCCTTGAACACCGTTCTTAATTGAAACGACGGGCCATTTTGAATCCATCATTTCGTGAGCAGCCATTGCATCACACTCGCCTTCACATATAGTTAAAAACTTACCGCCCTTTTGAAATAACTGTTGTCCGAAAAGCATTACTCCTTTAGGCGATCCTATCCAATTAAACTCTTTGGTTGTACAGTTTCTTATTTTTGTACCCGAAACTTCATTGGCAATATAATAAGGGTAATAGTGTTTACCTTTATCATCAGTGTATTCTGATTTAACCCCATATTTCCTGGCAGTTTCCTCTGCTATGTTTCTATCTTTAAGACTTTGAAACGATCCACCCGTTTTAAATCCAGAAGTTTCTTTACTATTCCTTTGATGTACTGTGAAGTCTTCCACTTTATCTTCTCCGTGATATGATGTATACCAATGCTCACAACTGAAACAACGGGCCGTATCATCGTTGTTTATACTTACTGCATCACTACTGCCGCACACTCTACAAGGTTTGTGGTATGTTACAAAGTGTCTTTTTTCTTTCATTTCATCTCCGCAAAAAAAAGGGTCCGTTAAGACCCTTGTTCTGGTTCAGCAATTTGTTTTTTTCTAATGCTACCTTCGTCTAAATTATAACTTAATTGTCGAGTTAATTCTATTTCACTGGCTTTTAATATTTTTATTTTATTAGTCAATGAAACAATCTCTCTTTTTACTTCAGTTATTATTTCAATTTGTTCTTTAGCAAAAGAATCTAAACAATCGTAATCATACTCTTTTGAGTTGATAGTGATTTTCATGTCACTCACAGTTCCATTTCCTCATCATCACCCTCGTCCTCAAACTCATCACCATCCATATTATAAGTGACTAAGTTTAGAACTTGCATTCCTTGGAAGTCTAAACCTTTATAGGTTGTTCCTTGTCTCTCAACTTCCCAAGGCTTGTATTGTATTTTAACTTTCGATCCGTTACCAATCTTACAATCAAGTGGTTCTCGGTTGCGATCAATAAGTTTTGGTGCCCTACGAATCATATTATTAGGGCCGTTTACTTTACGCTTGATTACTACTGTAGGACCTTCTTCTTTATCAACTACCTTGATGCCTTCAGATCTTAGACGATCCGCATCATTGTCTGATATTACTAGGTTAACAGTATATACTGGCTCATAAGTTGTATTAGGTGAAGTTACACTGGCCCAATACGCTACGCCTTCAATAATCATAATAAATTCATCTCCATGTTAAAAGTGTTTTTAATTTACCAAAAATTTTGGTGTGTGTCAAGACCTACCAGTCACTGATATGATCTATGTACTCAGAAAAAAGATTACTTAAATCGTTATCAGTTAACTCATAACTGCCAACGTCGCTACAATTTTTCTTGACGAAGGCAATGAATCTTAATTTAGATTTTTCTTTAGGGGATGCTGCACAAATTCTATTGCCCCATAATTGACCCCACCAATCATCAAGATCAGTATTAAATTCCTGGTTTGTATCTGTTGCGCTCATACTTCCTCCCAATCTTTACCACTTTTAATTATAATTGGCAGTTTTACTACATGCCAAGGTAGTCGGAGGTATTCTATGCTACTCTTTTTTGAAGCTGATTTAAAGTCTGCCTAACTCTTTCGGAACGCTTAATGAAAAGAATATTTTCATCAGCGGCATTCTTTCTAGTCTTATTCTCATTCATGTTACCGTAATGAGTTGACCAATCAGTAAGCGTATTATATACAGCCCAGAGATTCCTGCCAAGTGTTTTTCGATAATTAAAAAACTGCCGTATCATGTAGACTACGTTAGAATTTTTAACTTTACCAGCCTCTATAGCTTCTAGTCTTTCTTCGTGGGTCATGCCGACTAAAGATTTAGCATCAGCAGCTTGAATAAAATGAACTAAAGCATCTTTAAATGAAGCGTGTGTGTTGTACCACTTACACCATATTTCATTTTGATTAACAAGAACCTCAACAGTTTTATTAATCATGTTTGCACCATGATCAATGTCTAATGCTTGAGTGTGCCTAGCTCTATAAATACCAGCAGTATCCTTTAAGAATATTTGCTTGTTCAGACAAGCACCCTGAAGTGATCCTACTGAAGCATGATAAGGCCATGTGCCATTCGTAGAATTTAAATGTAAAAGCTGAAGACTTGAAGTGTCACCATCGGGAGTGGTGATAGAGTGGGAAGGTATATCATGTTGTACAAAACACATTTCCCCATCCGCAGAAACTCTTATATTTTCTTTTATTTCTGTAAGATTTAATTCGCTTCTTTCCAGAATGTTTCGAGCAGTATCAATCATCGTTTTGTGATTGACAGGCTTATACTTGGAACTGTGCAATCCTATTAAGTTACCATTATCAGAACGATATAATGCTTTCTTCCCAGGAATTTGTGTGGTAGGACCAGCAGAATCTTCATAAAATATATTTGATGTGAGGATATCAAAATCCGCATCACCATAGCCTGATTCTCGTAAAGTATTTATAGTATTTGAATTATTAAACATAGAAATTGTAGTCATACTTCCTCCGAAGTTATTTTGTTTTGCCATTAACGGCGACCATCACCTTACCACGTTCCAAAAAGTTGTCAAGACAGTAACGCACACGGTTATATATCAGCTATCTGGAAGTTACCTTTCCAATTATAATGCAGCCATTTTTCTGCATCCCAAGCGTAGCGATAAAATATAATATTATTATCTTCATCAATTAAGTCGATATATCCGTCAACCGTCCACAGTTGTAGGCTATATGTACACCCTTGATCAAATTTGTACCACTTTTTTATTTTAAATGTTTGCATTG